ATGAGGGAACTCCTGAAATCCGAAATCTCGGTTCAGAACTCTACTTTAGCGACCTAAATTGGCGTGAGTTCTTCGTTTTCTTAGCGAAGGGCGATATATTACTCTACAAGGAGTATATGAAAACATCCGTTGAGGATGTCTTAACTTTGCTCAAGCATTTCCAAGAGGAAAAGCAACGAAAAGCTAAACAAGACACCAATGGCGGATAGAATATCAGTAACCTATGATGCGAATATAGACGATTTAAGACGAAAGCTTGACGAGCTTATTGGTCTAAACGACAAGCTCGCTCAACACGCTTTTGCTGCGGCCAAGGCCATTGGTGCCATATCCGATGCCCAAAAAGGAATGTCGGGAAATCTTAAAATTGTTAATCAGGATATTACAAAAATTGACAATTCAACCAAAACGTTCAATAGCACCACCAATAAGTTACAGCAATCCATTCAAAGTACGACCAATACCACCAATAAGTTACAACAATCCATTAGCGTTACAACCAATACCGTTAATAAGTTTGATAACTCCATAAGGAACTCTGGCAACACGGTCAATAAGTTTGATGAATCCATAAGGAACTCCTTTAACACTCTAAGTCGTTTTGGCGGTCAGGTTGGCTCGGTAGCGAAAAATGTTTCTGGATTTGATGGATTGTTGTCTCGTGTTGCATCAAGAATGGCCGCCTATTTTGCGATTGAGTCGCTTGTAAACTTCGGAAAAGAACTCGTTAATGTAGAAAGGCGATTTGAGCTTTTGGAGAACAGAGTGAGCTTTGTGGCAGGAGCGACCACTATCGGCGATGCTATTATGGGTAGGCTCAAGAATACCGCTAACGAATTGGGCATTGGATTGGAGGAGTTGGTAAATGGTTTTGCGGGATTTGGTATTGCCGCAAAGATGGCGGGATTTGGTGCTACGCAAACCGAGGAGATATTCACAAAGGTTGCCGTTTCGTTGCGTGCCGCAGGAGCAAATTCACTTCAAACACAAAGAGCATTTTACGCTTTACAGCAAATGCTTTCTAAAGGCGTGGTATCTGCGGAAGAATTAAGGAGGCAGTTGGGCGAATCTCTTCCTGGGGCATCTGACCTTATGGCGGAGGCTTATCGAAGGTTGCATCCCGAGGCTAACATTACGAACAGAGAGTTTACTAAATTGCTTGAAAACGGTAAGATAATATCTGCGGAAATATTACCTGAGTTTGCTAACGTTCTTGAAGAAGAATTTTCTCCAGCATTATCGGGAAAGAAAAATTCATTGGACGCAGCTTTAACGAGAGCAGGCAATAGGCTCCTTGAGTTCAAGCGAATATTAGGTGATAAGGAATTTTTCAAAAGTGTGATTAATTCTTTTGACGATTTCGTTAAAGACGTTAATGCCGTTTTTTCCAATGCGAATCTTAGTGGAGTAGAGAAATTCTATGGATTCCTTAGGGCGGGAGCTTTGCTAACCGATGCCGAAATACGGGATTACAAGAGCAAGCTCATTGAATTGCCTTTTGGTATGGGGACTTTTGGAAGCCCCCTCATAAAGGCAAGGCTTGAAGGAGATAGGATTGTAAAGGAATCACTGAAGGCTCAAGAGAAACAAGCGGAGGACTTGGCGAAGAAAGAAGAAAGGCTGAATGAAATATCCAAAGAGCGAATAGGTATTTACTCAAAGCTATCTCAGGCAGGTAAAGAATCATATATAGAGCAAAATAGGGCTTCAATAAAAAATTATGAAGACCAAATTGCGGCAATAAAAACACAGGCATCAGAGCAGAACGTTCTTCTTAAAATAACCGATGGACACAGAAAGGCGCTTGGTTACACAAAGCAAGAGTGGGCCGATATTGTAGAACTTGGTGATGCTTACGCTAAAATAGGAAGCAGATGGGGAGGGAAGTCGGTTCAGGCAATAAAGGATAGAGTTAAACAAGAGCAGACCTCATTAAAAGAGCAGGAAAAGAGGCTTGTATTGTTAAAGGAGGAGGAGCTTGCAACCAAGGCCGCAATTAAAGCATATAAACCCGAAGGAGCAGGCGTAGATTCGGAAGGCGGTTCTATTACTGACATTAAGAAAGCCGAAATCGCTGCTTCCAAGGAATTGCTCGCCGCCGAAGAAACAAGACTTGAAAAAACCACCGAAGGAACGGTAGCTTATTACGACCAACTCATAAAAGTCATTGAGGCACGCAAGAACCTTGCCAAGGTTGAGCTAAGAGGCACGCCACAAGCAATGGCTTTGAGCCTTGCAAAGCTTGACAAAGACATGGAAAAGGCAAAGAAGATGATTTCGTCTTTTGACCCAAGCATTCCCGAAGTAATCATAGAGCCAGAGGTTGACATGGAGCCTCTTGAAAAGCTCGACAAGGAGATTAAGCAAATAAGGCAAGACGAACTTGAGTTAGCCGTGTACAACGCCAAGGTTTTCGTTGAAAAATCCAAAGAGGGCACGACACAAAGGCTTGACGCCGAAAAACTTTTGGCCATAGAGACAGCCGCCCTTGAGGCGTTCAAGGTCAAAATTTCTTCCGACTCTCAGGAGTTGAAGGCGAAAAAAATAGAAGAAATAAATGCGAGATTAACCAACGAACTTGGTGAGCTTGGCAAAGAACAGGTTGACAGCGTTGAAAAGACAAACAAAGAAATTGTTGATATTATTCAAAGAGCAAACGACTTAATTGAGAAAACCGAATTAGACAGTTACAGTCGAAGGAGAGCCGTCTTGAAACAGCAATTTGAAAAGATGGCTCGGGACATTAAGGAAGCCATGTCCAAGACCGGTGATTTTGACACATTAGCCAAATTAACCAAGGCTCTTTCGGACGTAGAGGAGGCGGGCAAAAAGGCCATATCGAATCTCGACCTAAACCAAGTGGGAGAGACAATAGATGAGGTTGGGGGATTGTATTCGGCGGTTGCAAACTATCAGTCAACGATACTTCAAAACGAGGCAGACCTATTGAAAAAACAGCTTGACCAAAAGTTGATTAGCGAGGAGGAGTACAACATGAGGTCTATGCAAATAGAGAAAAAGAGGTTTGAACACGAGAAACAAGTAGCAACGCTTGAGGCCACGATAAATGCCGCATCGGGCATTGTAAAAGCCATTGCCCAACAGAGGTATTGGCAGGCGGCATTGATAACGGCTACTGCGGCCATTCAGATTGCAGCCATTCAGTCGCAACAATTTCCCGGATTCAAGGATGGCGTTATTGACCTTGACGGCCCAGGCACGGGCACATCGGACAGCATACCTGCGAGGCTGTCTCGTGGAGAATCCGTAATGACCGCAGAGGAGACGAGGGACTATAAGCCTGTGCTTCAAGCCATTCGTGACAATAATTTCGAAGAGTTTATCACCAAGAAATACATTAACGCAATGAACGTTGAAGGAGGGGCAAGATCTCAGTCTTTTGCCGAGAACATAAGTAATTCGTTTGACATTCAGACCGCAGAGTTGGCGAATTTGCTGAAACAAAACAGGAAGGTGTCCATAAGAAACGTGGACGAGCTTGCCAGGGCGATGAGGCGGGAAAGCACTTCGGTCAAGGTGATAAATAGGAGGAGGTTTAAATGAGCTACACGATAATTCTTGACGGCAATGTCTTGGTCAACGAGCCGATGGGCTTATTGGATGCCAAGCTGGAAATATATCGAGACAACCAAAACCCCGGCATATTTAACAGCTTTATTTCGGATGTTACTTTTTGGGGAGACGGGTACGACATTCTATTGTCGTATTTCGAGTCAAATGCTCCTTGCAAAACAGTTAAGATAAAGATAACGGAAGATTGCAACAACGGGCTTGACTTCAACGGGATTATTTATGTTGAAGACCTTGAAATAAACCTTGACAGATGCACGATATCATGTTCCATTGAGGACGATTCGGTGATTGGCCGTATAACGAGGTTTTCGGACACAAAGGTTCCCATAAATGGCGGGAAGAGTATGTCGTTACCTGCGGACGGTGGCGTGTCGCTCACCAATATAGGCTCGATAAAAAATACTCCTTACTATAATTCGTTTTCGGGCACATACACAACCATCCAAAAAAGATGGTTCAACATATTAGAGACCACGGATTATGTGCTCAAATACTTGACCGATGGCCAATGCAATGCCACGAGCAATTATCTTACCGATGCCTCTAAGGTTTACCGACCAGATACTTGGCAGATAACGGTTACTTTTGCGAACCTTCCTTCCGTTATTGTTCCTTCGGCAAACTATTGGTTTGTTACGTTTAGAATTAAGGGAGATGTATTTGGCGATGACATATTGATTACCTCGATATTGTCGGGCCTTCAACCGTGGGCTGCGGCCTACAACTTGGCAAATGTTTTGAGTTCGCACACATGGAATATTCTTCAGCCAGGCGTTATTAATTTCACCAATGATGATGTGAACAGGGGGAACATTCCCACAAGGGCCTTTTCTTTGTATTCACCAACAAATCTTCCCGCAACCCCTGCCACCGACCCCGCCCCAATTTATCTTGAATTTCCGTGGAATGTATCGGCGATTGAACTTGTTGATGTAAGAAATTGGAACAACACCGTATCGGATTTAAGCAGGTTGCAGGTTACCATAACGAGTCCTGCGAGTGAGTCGGGCGGATCGAATACAACTTTTAATTATGGAGCGACCAACTTCGTGTTTACTTCGGGGAACATATTGAGGTCTCCTTCTGCCAACACAAATGCCCCTTTCGTTGGTAAGGATGAAATAATGAACGTTTCTTTCAGCGACTTGTCTCAGGGCGTTTTCAGTCTTTTCAATCTTTGCATTATACCGAAAAGAAATCCAAACGGGACTTATACGATAGAGCTTGAGACGGAGCCCGAAACCTTTGACTCTTCCACGCAGATTCTTCAGATTGACGATATAAAAGACTTGATGCTTAAGAGAAGCGATGACTTTGTTTTTTCTTCTCTTGAAACGGGGTTGACCAATTCAAGAACTAATTTCCCGCTACACCAATCCACGGGCTTCACCACCAATAGCTGTTCGGACAATTCGTATAATGCTGTTTCTCCATTTTGCCCCTCCAACTATGGAGATATTGCGTTTAGAAGCGAGAACATTTCGGAGGAGAACATTTATATGGCGGAGCTTTACACTCCGAACCCAAATTTGATAGCCTTCTATCAGGTAACGAAATCTCAATATTCTACGGTATCGTCGGCCCAGGGTAATATTCAGAGGCAATCTTATCAGGAGTCTTGTTACTCGGTGATAAACCATTTTGTTGCAAGAAACCACGTAAACAAGAGTCGTAACGGCTATTTGCTTAGGGGTCAGAGTATTCCTAAGTTGAACAATTATTTCCCCTGGTGGAACATAACGGGTCTTGACGTTTCGATTCGCAACTCGATTGAGTTTGAGTACCCGATTACCACGAGCGATATTAATGCTATTTTAGCAAATCCGTTTGGCTATATTCTTTGCAATGGAAGAAAGGGATGGATAAACAAGATATCGTATTCTATAAGAACGGGAATGACAACCTTTGAACTTCTGACCGAATGATTACACCGAATCAACCTATATCGTGCGTGCCAAGCACCATAACGAATGTCGCTCCTGTGGATGCCGCAACAAAGGCTAATTATTATACCCCAGGAAGCGGTTCGGTTGGAAGAAGTAACCTCTCGGGGCTTGGCGTTGACGTTACTTTCACGGGCTCTGGGGCAAGATACTTGGCTGTTAATTACGGAGTAATATCAAATAAAGACTGCAAAAACTCTATTTTAACAATCACTATATCCAATTTCACACAAACGGGAAGCAATATTTTATACATCTATGGATATAATGGAGTTGAGATTACAGGGAATGGAACATACAATATCCCAATCAAAACGGCTGAATTTAATTTTGAATTAGCAGGCACTACCACGCTATCGTTCAGAATAACCTCGGTTCAGGTTTATTGCATTTCCGAGATTGAAGGCTGTGATAATTGCAAGACAGGAGAGTACCAACAGCCTATACTCATAGAGTACAATGGCTCTGGGTGGGTTTCGGAGTCTCTCAGCTTTCAGGCTCCTGCGCTTAGGTTCAAAAATCTTGTTTATAGCATTTGCGAAGGAAACCCCGAGTGGACATTATCGCCTGGATGGGGAACGATAGACACAACGCCGGTTTGCGGTGTGGACTTAAACTATTGCTATCCGAGCGCAGGAACATACAATGGTTTTGTGAATGGCCTTTTTTCTTCTTCTTTAATAAATGGGAAGAGGTATAGAATATCTTATACTTTGGAGGAGATAGGGGGAGAGTTTTGCGGATTTGTAAATACAATGGGCATCCTTAGTCCTTCTGCGGCAACGTTTACCGATGACGCTGTTTGTCCGGGCGATTATGTTCATTATTTTGATTATACGGGAGCAAGCTATTTGACAGGGACAAGCATAAACTTTAGCGTTAGGACAAATTCGGATGGCAAGATAAAGATGAGAATTAGCAACGTGAGGGTGGATGAGCTTGGAGGATACACGGCCACCTTGCTTCCATCGGATTTGATTTGGTCTTCTGGGTTTTCTAATTTCTACCAAAGCATAAAGACGCAGGTTGATTCCGAGTCTTTTTATGGAGACACCTTTTTCTCCACTTTTCACTTTGTATCCAACCATCCTAACGCAGCATTTAATAAAAACGATTGCTTTAGGCTGCTTATTACAAGCGACACAAATAATGGTGGAAACGATTGGTATTGCTTGAGCGAGGAATACAAATGGGTTACGGATGAGTGCAATACTATAAGGGTTATGGCCACTCAAGACGTAACGAGTACCGAGGGAGTTTGTGCTTTTGGCTTTGATTACAAGCCCACTCCAAAGTTCTTTCATCTAATGAGGGTTTACGGAGAGCTAAGGAATCCGCAATACGATGGCGAGGTGGTATCGTATCAAGATAGCGCAGGTCGCAAGAAGGTTGTTTATGCGGAGAGCAGGGAGTTTATGGAGCTTGTGATTAACCACGCACCCAAGTATATCCACAACTTCCTGAGACTTGCTTGTAGGCACGACATATTCAATCTTAATGATTCTATCCTCCCTGCGGCAGATTACTTCACAAGGTCTGAGACGTACTCTCCCACTTGGATTCGCACACGCACTCTTGCCCCTGCTTTCCTTGAGGTGGAGGTGAAGGAGCAGAATTTGAGGAAAGTTCCTTGTTGCGATCCTATTCACGAAAATCCTTCCGAGTGCGATGTGGATTGTGAGCCTTGTGAAAGAGCGCCTGTTGTAGAGCCTGGAGGCGGAGGTGGTGAAGAGCCTGGAGGCGGTTAATAAAAATATCGCAAATGACATTATCTTTGCAATTACATCGTGCGCTGTGGTCTGCCCGCCAAATAAAGGGTAAAAACAAAATCCTTTAATTTTTAACAAAATGGCTTATTTAGAATATGGATGTGGTGCTTTGCCAAACCATGAGCTTGTCCTTTGCGGCAACTATTTGCGTGGAGGTATTTCTGCGATAGGTATTCTTGAGGAAGATGCGTTTGGTACGGGTGCGACTTTTGCTACTGCTGCCGATTGGAGTAATGGAGCAAAATACACCACGGCTATCAACGCTGGAGACCTCAAGATTATCAAGAATGTTCGTGGAACTGTTCCCGATGCTTCGCCCGTAGATGTGGACAATCCCGTTGGCTGTGGCCCAACCTCGCTCTTAGCTGGGTTTGATTTTACCGCTACTTGGATGGATGCCAACACAACCGATGGAACGATTGACTTTTACAACGCTCTTAACAAGCGTGTAACGGGATTGGTTCTGTACTTGTGTGGCTCTAACGAGGTGATGGTAATCACTCAACCCGTGAATTATGTGTGCCTTCCCGTGAACGTTCCTGCCTCCAACAAGGAGTTGCAGATGTTCAACTGTACGGCCCGTGCTTCGCTCGGCCCAGACCAACTCCCACAGAAATACGCTGCGCCTTCCAACGCAGACGCTATCTTCGGAGCATAAGTTTCGGTTTGGCTTTTTTTGAATCCTCGGCCATTATTGGTCGGGGATTTTTTATATCTTTGCACAGATGAGTGAACAAACCACGGGAATAGTGATTATGGCTTTTGGAAAGTCAGCCTATCACGAAATGGCCTACAACTTTGCAATATCGGTTAAGGCTAATGACAGAGACCTCCCCATTCAGTTGATATGCGACAGCAAGGATGTGCTTTTGCCAAGCAAGTATTGGGTCTTTGACATTATTACGATTATTGACCAAGAGGACTTGTACTCTGGTCGTGGGTTCAGCCCAGGTAGAGCCAAGACGAGAATGGACAAGTATTTAGCCTTTGACAACAACTTGTATTTTGACACCGATGGCGTGGCGTTAAAGTCTTTACAGCCATTGATTGACTTGCTTCTTGCGTTACCTGAAATCGGTTATTTCTATTCGCAAGTAGCCTCTTGGGACAACCCAAGAGGAGGAACGCCCAAGGCGAACTTAAAAAGGGATGGAGCGGATTTCCCTGCAATGCAATGGGCTACTCTTGACGCCATTTGGGAGTTCCACGAACTTGACGATGATGCCGAAGTTGTGGCGATAAACAGCTCGTTTATGTTCCTTCGCAAAGGGCAGAAGCTCACCAATTTCTTTGAGCAAGTAAGGGACAACATTGACAATGGAATCCCTGTGGATAGGCTTAAAATGGCTTGGGGAGGCACTTATCCTGATGAACTCGCCTTCAACATCGCTTGTGCCCAATACAAGATTGACCCGTTTTGCGGCGTGAATCCTGTTTACTTTCAATACCGAAATGCTTTATCGGCCAAGGTTATTCCTTGGATGAACGAGAACTATTATGTTCTTGGGTTATTTGGTGGGGCGGGTTTTTCGCACAATTCGGCTTGGGAGCATTCCTGTGCCCTTTTGGGGCAATACCACGCCAAGTTCGGATTGACACACGAGTACAAGTGGCACAACCTTGTGAGACAAAAGCACGCAGGACAGCAAAAGCAGCTGATACGATGGAAATGAGCGGATTCATTTCGGTAATAACCTCCTGCAAAGGCCGTATGCACCATTTGGAGGAGACTTTACCCACTTGGCTTTCGCAGATTGGAGACAATTACGAGGTTATCGTGGTGGACTATGGAGACCCCGACAAGAGTGCCGACTATGTGGAGGCTTTGAAAGACCCAAGAGTTCGTGCTGTTAGGCACGATGCCGAAGGCTTTAACCTTAGCCACGCAAGAAACATTGGTGCTTTGGCTGCTTCGGAGAAGGCGGATACCTTTATGTTTATTGATGCGGATGCGTTGATGACCAACCATTCGTTCTTGAATTACCACAAGATGAAGGTTATGGAAGGAGGAACATTTGTAACGGGATGGCGATATGGCGATGGTACGGGATGTTGTATGATTTGGAAGGAGTTGTTTTACAGAGCGAAGGGTTACAACGAGGTAGTGGATGGGTGGGGCATTGACGATGTTGATTTTTATTGGAGGGTGGAGCAGATGGGCTTTGAGCAAAGGGGATTTCACAACGGTATTGAAACGATTAAGCACGATGATGAGGACAGGGTAAGATTTTATGCGAACAAGAATATTTGGGATACCAATGATAGAAACCATCGGCTTTCCAAGAGGACTTTCATAAGTTGCATACCGTGAGCATTAAGGTAAGGGCAATATGTAATTGGACTGATTCTACGTCTTTGAATCGCAGGATTATGGAGCAGTCTTTATGGAGTGAGGCCGATGGCATTGAGTTTGTTGATGACGATTCCTATGATTGGCTTGTAGTGTTTAACGACAAAAGAGGGGCAGAGCCTCGTGTCCCCAAGGAACGAGTCATAGGTTTCATCCAAGAGCCACCAGACCACGATTTCTTTGACCGAGGCATTGGGTCTTACTGCTCCGTTGTTTACACTTGCACCGAGCCACAAGCCTATGGTATTGAGGGCAACTTGGTTGGGTTTCCTTGCGGTATGTTTTACCACATGGATGGGCCTTTGTCGGATTACCTTGACGGCTTTGACAAGCGGAGGGCGATAAGCATGGTAACGAGCAACATCGCCCACGGATTTTACCTCTTTAGATATAAGATAGCCAAGGAACTTGCCTCTTGCGGATGGGTTGATGTTTATGGCCGTGGCTTGAATGTAAGGGGATGCAAGGGCGAACTCGGCAACAAGGCCGATGGGTTGATTCCTTACAAGTTCTCGGTATGTATGGAGAACGGCATTTGGAACGATTACATCTCCGACAAGATTATTGATGCTGTTCTATGTAGAACCGTTCCGATTTATGTGGGGGCAAGGAACATCCACGAGCATATCCCTTTTGCCATTCGCCTTGAATCGTATGGCAACGCTTCCTTTGCAAAGGCCGAGATTGAACACATCGTGTCTTCAGTTGATTACGATTTCATTCTGCCACAAATGAACGCTTGGGTTCATAAGTATGCGAACGAATACACGATTTACTCAAAGATAAAAAACCACATTTATAGTGAAAAAAGTATTTCTTGATTGCGGAACGCACCTTTGCGAGGGGCTGAATCACTTTATCGCAAACGGCCTTATAGACAATTCCTTTGAGGTACACACCTTTGAGGCCAATCCTGCCTGCAACATAGGCGAGAGAGTCAAGGATTTGCCTATCAAGGTCAAATGCCACAATGTAGCCGTTTGGGTAAAGGACGGTTATGTTCAGTTCAACCAAGAGAACCACAAGAAAAGTGGGAGCAACTCGCCGACAGACGGGGCTTCTGACATTGACGGATGGGGTTCTTCAGTAAGCGAAACGGGCTTTGTTCATGCCGGATATGATACGCAAGTAAAAGTCAAGAGCATTGACTTTTCCAAATTCCTGGGCAAGTTCTCCAAAGATGATTTGATTTACTGCAAGATGGACATTGAGGGAAGCGAGTTTTTCGTGTTGAGGCATTTGATTGAAACGGGTGAGATTGCTAAGATTAACACCCTTTTCGTTGAGTTTCATCCGATAAACATTGCCTGTGAATCTCAAAAAACGATTGATGGCCTGGTTCACCACATTAAGAGCCACGGGGTTGATGTGAAGATGTGGTGGTAATTGATTTACACGGATGCGACTTGTAGCCATAAACTATGCCACGGAAGATTACTTATCCGCAGCAAGAGCGCAGGCGAGAGATTACAGCATCCCTGTAAAGACGTACCAAGACGAAAAAAAGCACATAAGGGGCAATGGTTGGTGGAGGTGGAAGCCCAAAATAATCTTGGACGCTTTGATGGGCCTTGGCGAAGATGAAGCCTTGATTTACTTTGATTCAAGAGACATCCACACCCAAGTGCATTTTGACCTTGCAAAGGAGTACCTTACCGACAATCCTTTGCTTTTGAGGAAAGACTATCATCCGCATATCCGTTACACGAAGGGCGATTGCTATGCCTTGATGGATTGTATGCGGTTTTTCAACGAAGAGCCAATTCAATTAGAGGCTGGATTTATAGGGCTTCGTAAGACGGACTTTACGATTGCCTTTATGAAGGAATGGAGTAAATGGCTTGACGTTGATAAAGTTGTGAACGATGACCCAAGCGAATATCCGAATCACCCCTCGTTTATTGACCACCGGCACGACCAAAGCGTTTTAATGAATCTCGCCTTAATACACGACCTCCCTATGGTGACTATTCACGGCATTGATTGCAATAAAAGGCCATAAGCACACCTTTCGCAAATAGCGAATTATACCTTAATTTTGAGCGTAAAATCATTCTCAATGTGCAAATGCAGAGGCGGTAAAAAGCGATAATTATGACAACAGAGGAAATTCTGCCGTTGTTAGACCATATCATAGCGGAGTACAAGAAGTACGAGGTTAAGAAAAAGTCTGACAAGTTCTATATTCCCGATTTCTACCCAACCTACAAGGCTTGTGTGGAGATGGAGATGAGGCTTCGGATTCACTCCGATTACGATGCCTTCCCCGAAAAGCTATTTCGAGAGAAAGCTCCCAACGAGCTTCCCCACGAGTTCAATTACCGAAAGAACATTTACAAGCCGATTACCGTTCCTTACTTCCATAAGGCGGTAAACATTGCGGGGAGGGTATGGAACAGGCAGAATTACGAGGTTCGCTTTGAGGATGCCTCTCAGGAAAAGTATTTCAATGAGGAATATCCTCGTTTTGGCTCGTTAGAGAATTACTTTCAGCAGATTACCAACTTTATGACCTTGACCGACCCCAATGCGGTCTTGGCCATTATGCCCACCGACCTTCAATACTTTGAGGATGGAACGTTTAATGACACGGTAGAAACCACTCCCGTTGCCCGTTGCTTTCACTCCAAGCGAGTTTGGGGGTGGAAAGAGAATGAGTATGCTATCCTAAAAGCCGATTACGGCTCGGAGGTTGAGCATGGTCGTGTTAAGTCCGATGAAGGCTTGGTATTCTACATCTTTGATAAGAATGAGATTCAGATAGCCAAGCAAATCGGGAAGAAGGGCGATTACGAGTTTGAGATAGAGCTTTACTATCGCCACAACCTTGGTTATTTGCCTTGCACGAGGCTCGGAGGTATTTCGGTGCAGGAACACGGAGATTACTATTTCCAATCGTTTTACACCCCTGCTATCCCTGCATTAGACCAAGCCGTGTGCGATTTCAGCACCTTGCAGATGTCCAAGTTCAGCCACGCTTTCTTGCAGAAGTGGGAGTATGTGGATGATTGCGATAAGTGTAACGGATCGGGGCAGATTGAGGAGGCTTTAGGCTTTGAGGAGAAGGTGGCGATTGCTTGTTCAAATTGCGGAGGTTCTGGCACGAAGCGAATGTTCGGCCCGATGTCTGTCTATCAAGTGCAGACCCCGAATCGCTTTACTACCGAGGTGGAAACTAAGGTGAACATCCCTCCTGCGGGTTTCATTGAGTTAGACCCACAGATTCTTGATTTCTTGAACAAACAAGTCATTACGAATATTCAAATGGCCTTTGAGTTGTTGTCTATTGACGTAATGAACAACGAGAAGATTTCGGGAAGGGAAACCGCCACAGGTAAGGCTATTGACAGGGAGGAATTGTATTCCTTCCTGCTCCGTTTTGCCAACACCATCTTTGCCGACTATGAGTTCGCTATGGACACGATTGGGAGGATGCGTTATGGGGATGCTTGGTCTATGCCTGCGGTTCGCTATCCGCAGAACTTTGAGATGCGTACCGATGCGGAATTGACCGCAGAGATTAAGTTAGCTCCGACCTTTTCCAAGGCGATGTTGGCACAGCAGTACCTTGACACTCGCTTTCCCATTCAGGAGGAGAAGAGTGCGATAATGAAGTTGAGCGTGCAGGTTGATCCGTTCTTCAATCTTGAAACGAGGGATGTCTTGGCGTTGGTTGCTTCGGGCATTGCCCCCAAGTGGAAGGCGATAATGCACTTTGAGTTGGAGTCTTTGATTAAGGAGGCTTTGTCGGAGAACGAGCAGTTCTTGACGCTGACCTTGGCCGAGCAGAAGGCGGTGTTGATAGAGATGGCCAAGAAGTTAGTGCCAGAGGATGAAGGCTCTTCGAGGCTTACTGCTCAGAGCGTTATGAACGCACGGACGGCTGTACCTGCCGCACCGGTAGAGGAAGAAGAAGATGAAGAAGGCGAGGAGGAAGAGGAGGAGGAGGAAGAATCGTAATATGACTTTAGAGCAAATTCAGTCCAAGAAGCAGAAGAACTTGGACACGATTGGCGAGGAGTTTGGCAAGCAGGTGGAGGAATCGCAGAACGAGGTTCTGCCCCTTATCATTGCCCTGCTCGCCTTATTTGATTACGACAAGGATGGGAACATCTCGTTTGACACGGCCAATTACGCTCGTGTCAATGCCTTTATGGATGGAGTGGATGGGGCCGTTGCCGGGAGCAAGTATTTTGATGCCTTGGTCTTCTTGATGGGCAAGGTGGATGCCCAGGCCGAACTTACCAGAGAGATGTACCGCAAGATGGGCCTTGACCCCGATGCGGTTTCAGGCATTGATTACGAGGCCCAAGCGACCTCTATGCTTGAGGACTTGACCAACTTTAAGTCGGGCTTTTCAACGGCCTTGAGAAACTTTATCCTTGCGTCTATTGCCTCTGGCTCTGACCGAACCGCTTTGGAGGAGGGCATTGCCCAAATCGTGAAAGGGGGTGGTGGAAAAAAGGGGTTGCTCTTTGACACGGCCACGCTTACGGCTGACACGATGTTTGCGGTGATTGACCGCTCCTTCACCTTTGCGATGGGCGAGGCTTTGGGCATTAAGAAATACTTGTACGCAGGAGGCTTAGTAAACGATTCTCGGCCATTTTGTGTGGCGAGGGATGGTAAGGTATTCACGAAGGAAGAAGTGCGCTCCTGGGGCAAATTAGGCGATTGGAAGGGCAAGATTGTTGGCACCGATGAATCCACCATTTTTATCTACTTGGGAGGCTATCGTTGCAGGCATTGGCTTATCCCTCAAGTTTAGTTTGCCCATTATTGTTTATATTTGCGGTACAAACCTAAAACCTAAACCTTTAATCTTATGAACGAAAGAATTACAGGACGATGCGTCCCTGTTCTCCGTGCGGATGGGGAGCAGATTCTCGTGACCATTGCGGTTGCGCAGAACACCGAGTTTCTCAAAAAGTACGGTATGCGTATTCTTGATGAAACGCTGCTCCACGCCAAGCCCGAAACCTTCTCGGCTTCTATTGAGGAGTTGCCCAAGCGCAGACCGATGTTGGTGAATCAAGAGCCTGTGGCCGTTGTTTCAACGCAGGAGTTTATGGATCAGACCCCCGAAGTCCCTGCCGATGAAGAGGTGTTTGAGCAAGAGGTAGCGACCCAAGAGGAGCAGGCCGAGATTCCAACCGAAGAAACCACAACCACTAAAACCCGTAGAAAATGAGCATAGACTCCAAAGAGATGGCCAAATGGCTGTTTGACCAAGAGAAGGATTTTGAAAGCCTTGACCAATTCAAGGAGGAACTCGCCAAGAAATATGTCGCTCGTGAGGTGGCCGTTGATGACGAAGACATCCGCAACAAGGTAACGGGCAAGACGCTCGGGAGCCTTGAGACCAAGTTCAAGCGTGCCTTCAACCTCACCGAGGATGATGTGAAGGGCAAGAAATTGTCGGATTTGTTTGAGGTTGCCCAACAGCGCATTCAAGCTCAAGTGGATGAGCTGAAAACTCAAGCCCAAAACAATGGCAAGGACGATGAGGCTTACAAGGCTCAACTCGCCGAACTGAAAAGGCAGAAGGGCGAGTACGAAACTCTGGCCGGGGAGTTGACGCAGAAGTTGGAGCAGAAGGAGGTGGAGTCGCAGAAGGCCATTGAGAATTACATTGTGAACCAAGAGGTTATGAAGATTAAGGCCAATGTGCCTTGGAGCGATTCGGTCAATTCCCTTGCGAAGAAAGGCTTTGACATAGAATTGAATGAAAAGTATATCTTTGCATTGTCGGATGGGAAGTTGACGGTGACGGACAAGCAGGGCAACCAAATCAAGAATGATAAGGGTACTGCGTATCTTTCGCCCGAAGAGTTGGTAAGGAGTGAGGCTGAGAAGGCTCAAATGCTCAAGAAAGCAGGAGATGCCGGTAAGCAAGACACGCCTCCAATTCGGACTTCTTCTTCCAGCAAGGAAGGTACTCGTGGTGAGCGTTTTCTTCACCCAAGGGCCGTAAAGCATAGAGAAGAACTGAACGCACGATGATGTGTCGGGAGGACAATAAGCTCCATAGTGCCTGGCTTGGCAAGAAATAGCCGACAAATCTTTATTTCATTTTTACAAAATGTCATACGCTTTTTCATCCTTCGTATCGTGTCCTAATATTCAGGAGCGTTTGGATGCCGGTTACTTCAATGCCGACCCAACGATGTTCCCTGGACACATCAATACCCTTCGTGCGGTTACAAGCCCAATGAACGAATCGGGTATTTTGCAAAACCAGATTGACTCCAAGAACGGTCATTACCGCCAAGTGGAGGTCGTGTATCAGCCTCGAATGACTGATGCCACCTCTGTTTCTGCGACCTTGAACTGTGCTGCTGGAGCCGAATATGGTGAAACCTCACGGGTTTACAACATTGACCCCAATGTAGGCGCATCTCGCAGATGGTCTATTGGTCTTGATGATTTAGCTCCTCGTTGCGAAAACGATGAGACCTATATCGCTCGCCAATTAGCTATGCAGATGCAGGCTATCAAAAGGTTCATGAACCAAGAGGCCGTTACATTCATTGCCACAAACAATGGCTTGTACTCCTCCGACCCAGGTTCTACCGTGAATGTGGCTCGCACCCTGTTGACCACTCGGACCAAGGCTCAAAACGTATCTTACGTTTATGCCGATGACTTCATGTCCGATGTGATTTATCAGTATCAGTTGGCCGAGGCTTGGGACCGCCCCATCATCATTGGCGGTGAGCTTGTCCAGAAGTACATGACCGCATTGAAATCTCATTGCTGTGCAACGGTAAACGTTGACCTTCAGCAAATGATGAACTCCGATGCTCAGTCGTATTTCTTCTTTGAGCCTCGCATTGGTGCTGCCCAGGGCAACGCTAACGGCTTCGCATTCCTCGCCCCAGGCGGTGTGCAGATGATCCGTTACAACGCCTTCCGTGGTGCTAACGGCATCCGTGTAATTGATGACCAATCCATTAAGAAGGGTACGATTTCCGACCCTGAGACCGGCTTGGAATTTGATTACTATGCTCAGTTGGATTGTAACCAATGGAAATTCTTCATTGGTCTTTCCTACAAGTTTGTAACGCTGCCTTCTGATGTGTTCTTCTTGAACGACCAGCTCCGTGGCGTGAACTACATCTTCGAGGGTACTGTGAACAACTAATCCTTCGGGTTGTATGCGACAAGAAGGGGGTGCGAAAGCATCCCCTTTTTTGTTTTACCTTTGCCTTATGAGTAATTGTTGGGATAATTTAATTGGTATTCGTGGACTTTGCTCTGCGGGTACACCGCCCATTAGTGGCCTGTATATCAACGACCTAACGGGCATAGGGCTTCGAGACCTTGATTCTGGCGTGGACGAGGAGGACAAGACCGCCTATACGCTTATTGAGCGCAAGATTGACCAAGCGGCCAATATGCTGAAAGCGGAGTCTTTGGCTTACTTGCAGAGCCGTTGGAATTACACGACTTCGGCCTTTAATGGCGATTTGGGGTTCTATGGTGAGTCGCTTGAATCGTTACCTGCTGCTGCGGTTTGGAGGGGCATAGGAATGAGGTATCGGCAGGTGGATTACATTTCGGTTACGATTTCTTCTATCAGCCTGTTGCTTCCAAGTTCGGGTGTTGTGCCGGTGAGGGTGGTGGATTTGAGAACAGGAACGACCTTGGACACCTTCAATATCACTTTGGTAGCCAATGCGGTTACGAGGGTTGTGATTAACAAGACGTACCAATCCAACGGACAGATGCTGAACCTGGCGGTCCTTTACAATGCGACCTCGGTGGCTTCCTTCCAAACGGGCTTGTACCCGACCTATGGATGTGGTGGATGTGGCAGGAATTATCGTTGGACGGAGAATATGTTGGAGAGAACTATTGAGATACCAACGAGTGCGCCTTTGCTTGACTTGAACATAAGCGGAGGAGCCTTCACGGGAGGCTTGAGCGTTCAGTATCAGGTCGCTTGCAGCTTTGATTCGCTCTTGTGCGCTCATGTCACGCAACTCGGCTATCCTTTGCTTTACAAGGCTGGGATGTTGCTATTGAAGGAGATGGAGTTCTCCAAGCGATTGAATGGGGTGATTGTCTTTAATCGTGATATGAACCAAGAGCTTTCGGAGTATTACCAAGCTCAATACGACCAATATATGAAGCGGTACTTTGAGCAGGCGAACCTGCCCGAAGATGGCTGTTTTTCGTGTCGGCAGAGGGTAAGACAAGCCTCTCGCATTCCATAGCAATGACCATACAGGACTATATCCGCAAGTTGGAGGCGCAGGTTGTTCGTTTGCCCGAAGCGAGGTTGTATGCGTTGAAGGGAGCGGCAGAGGAGGCCCATAACGGCAAGGATGGTATGGTGAGTAGGATTCACGATAGGAGGCTTGCTGCGGATTCAAGGATTATGAGAAAGTACAGCAAAAAGAGTTGGAAGGAGGACTATCAGACCGGTGAGACGATGCAGTATATCGAGTTAAGGAAAAAGTATGGGAGGCAGGTTCAGTCTTGGGATTTGGAGTTCACAGGCACATTGAGGAACGAGTTAAAGGTATTGCACAAGCGAAGCGAAGGCTCTCCGTTTATGTTTGGTGGGCCGAACTTTGTTTCGCAGATTACGACTCGCAAAGGCCCAGATGGTGGGGTGAACGTGGACAAGATGACCTGGGCTGAGGGAAGGATTGGTCTGAGGAGCATATTTGCCCTTAGCCAAAAAGAAAAGAGGATATTTCGTAGTACTTTTGCCAAGCTATTTGCTAACAGGCTATTCCGACTGAAATAATGATAGCAACACAGATTATTGACGAGATATTCGCTCGGTTGAATGCTTACAAGTTGGTAAGGCACACAGGGTTTGCGGAGATGTTGCCCGATAGGGATGGCAAGGTTATCCCTGCTATCTATTGTAGCAATGGCGATTACAGGCACGTTGTGGATGATTACGATTGGAACGAGGGCATTGCTTACATTCGTTACAACGGTAGGGAGCGTTCAGAGGTAAAAGACGATGGCAATTACATTGGATGCCAAGACCTCCTTCGGATTGTGTACCCCTTGTCTTTGGTGATTATCGGGAAGCGGAAGGCCAAGAGACCCTACGAGGTTGCCTCCTTGGTGCAGAGCAAGATTAGCGGTATGTACGAGGCTTTGGCTTCGAGTGTTGGGGCGATAAGCATTGATGTTACTTCTATTTCTGCAAATTACTCAATTAGGAATAATTTAGAAACAGAATTTGAAGGAGCGAAGGTTGTATGGGATACGGCCTTGTATATGGTTTCATTGGATTTGGAGGTGGAGGTAATTGGCGATGCGTCTTGCTTGAATGACGAGGAGCCTTGCGATTACAATACTCTGGCTGTTGACGATGACTTTGATTTCTCTTACGAAGATTACAACATTTTAACCTATTGATATGGCACGCAAAAGAATTAGGGAGTTAGATGCACAGGCTTCAATTACTTCCACGCTCAAATTAGCGGTTGACGATACGTCTTTGACTTCGGCTAAGCGCATTGATATTTCGCAATTAGATGCGAGGTACGGGGCTGTTGGCGCACCTTGTTACTTGGAGTGGTTTCAGGTAACGGGAGAGGCCACGAGCATATCACAGCAAGGCGTTTTTCAGAAGTTCACTTTGAGTTCTGCTACTGCGGGCGTTACTTCGGGCAATGGCCTTGTGGTTAATTCGCAGGGAAGGGTTACTTACACAGGTGCAACGGCTGTATTTCGTGTTCAGGTGTTCGCCTCTATATCTGGGCAAAACAATGATGATGTTCATATAGCGATTGCATTGAACAACTCTGTTTTAGCAAAGACAGACCAATCCCTCATATTGGGGTCTGGAGCGAAGGATGGCGGCGTTGGCACACAATGTTTGGTAAGCGTTGCCTCTGCGGGATTTTTGGATATTTTCGTTAAAAACGCAAGCGCTACAAGTGCCGTAACTTTGGAGAAGATTATTGTGATTGTTGAAAAAATAGGTTGATATGGCATTAGCACGGCTCACATCGTTTTCGTTTGGGGAAAGGCTCTTGACCTTGAATTATAGTGGCTCGGAGGTCTATTATGTCCCCTATGCCCATTTGATATCCTTTGAGTACGACCCCACGACTTTAGACCCCAAGGTTTACATCTATTTGCACGGCACGCTTGACAATGTGTTGTCGGTATCTGAATCCGAACTCGTTGCCATTGGGAGCAGCATTAGTGCGTTCCTGGCCTCGTTGCAAGGCGTGATGTCGAATCAGTTGTTTTGGTTTGATATATGGGCGAATTTTCTTGCTCGTGCCAAGGCCAATTCTGCGTTGACCCCCGAACTCGCAAGCACTTGCGGTCGGTATTTCCGATACGAATTGAATCCTCCCTTGGTCCCTACGGCCACGGAGGACTATGCAGACTTCTGGTACTTCAATCAGCGGTGCGACAACGATAGTGCCACCGTGAAGGAGGCATCGGCCTATAATTGTTTGCTCACGAGGTTTTCAACCTTAAATCCGAATTAACGATGTCTGACCCATCTTTATTGAATATCCCTTACCGCTTCAAGGCGAGTAAGTTGTATAGCCAAATCCCCGATAGCGGTTTGGGGGACTTTGTTGTAAGCCGTTCTGCGAGTAATGCAGCAACAAGGGTTAATGCTCAGGGCTTCATTGAAACCGTTGCCGATAATGTCCCTCGTCTTGATTATCCTTTGGGGGGGATTGCTAACGGATGCCCTGCGTTGCTCGTGGAGCCGAGTGCGCAGAACATTATGGCGCAGTCCGAAACTTTAAGCGTAAGCGGAAACTGGGCAAGAACTAATGTGTTGGTTTCGGGTGGTGCAATCGCATCCCCTGACGGCTTGACTTCGGGGACTTTGATTGTTGCGACTTTGGGAAGCAATACCCATTGGATTGAGCGCAATGCAGCCACTACGGTTACAAGCGGTGCGGTAGTTACGACAAGTTGCTTTTTTAAAGCGCATGGAACAAACACTTTTGCTCAATTAGTAATTGGCAATATAGGATTTTCGCCTGCAAGCCCGTTCGCAAATTTCAATCTTACGGGTAGTGGTTCAGTAACGGCGGGCAATTATACATCCGCATTCATTCAAAATTACGGCAATGGATGGTATCGTTGTGGCTTTACAACAACAGCAGCAGCCAATGGAACTCCTGCAATTACTATTTGCCCAATCCTTGCAAGTGGAACTGGAAGAGCGACGACTTTTACAGGCGATGGCGTTAATGGCGTTTACGCTTGGGGCGCACAACTCGAAACAGGCTCCGTCGCAACCTCCTACATCCCCACAACAACCGCCGCCATAACCCGTGGCGCAGATTTAGTGAGCAAGACGGGCGTGAGTTCTTTGATTGGGCAGACCGAGGGGGCAATTTATTGGGAGGGGTCTTTTGGGCAAATTGACAAGATATTCTTTTCTATCGGAG